CGGCCCGCGAGATCGCGTTCGCCGTCTCGAAAGAACGTGAGGCTTTTCAATTCGTCTTTGGTCACTTCACACACTCCACAATGCGTTTTAGTCCCGTGCCGGTGGTTTTGAGCGACGTACAGGCCAGCCCCGTGATCTCGATCCGGTTGGCATCCAGGGGCTTCACCGAGAGATTGCCGCTGGTCGTAGGTACCAACTTGATCAACGCCCCTTCGATACTCGTGAGCCGTTCCAGCACTTCGTTCCCGTTCACGTCCAGGCCGAAATGCACGACGTTACTCGGGACTCCCAGATAGACCACCCGGAAATAGCCGAAATCCCCCGGCGTCAGTTTGTACGGCACTTCAGCCGAGATGGTCGTGACGAAGGTGAACGGGCCGGCTTCTGTGTCAGCCCGCTCGAGGTTGATATTTCCCGTGCGCGGGGCATCCCAAAACAGGGATGCGGCCGACGCGAAGGTGGCCGAGTACCAGAAGATCGCCACCAGTGCGAAGGTCCGTGTCATCAGAATCCTCCCCCTCCCCCAGCGGCTTGCACGGTCGCTCGGGGGGTCACGGTGTAGGTATCAATCGCGGTGCCATCGGATTTGTAGAGGCGAAAATCGTTGGTATCGCCGTCGACGGCATCCGTATCCCACGCGAGGCAATACTCGAGTTCCGTTTTCGACGCAGGGCTATCATCGAGATCCACGCTCGGGATGGCGTTACTGGTGAGCACAAGGAGCCCCGGCACAAACGTCCCGCTGGTCGACAACTGATCCGTCGTGGCCGTTTGGTTCGCGGGCACGTCGGTGTCCACGTCGGTCCCGCAAAACTTTACGTTGGCCGAGCCGAACGTATCCGGGACGACGCCGTAGGCCCCACCGTTATGACTGACATAGAGGAAAAATCCGGTGGGCGGGGCATCGGCCGTGCTATTCGTCAAGGCAAGCCGCAGCCGCGCTTTCGCCCCCGGCATCGGCTTAATCGGCAGATTTTCCGTGGACCCTCCCGCCGTTCGGAGCATGACCGGATCGGCTTCGGTGCCACGGTACCCGTGCCACTCATACGCGGCCTGGAGGAACAAATAGGTGGAGGCAGCGCCCACGTTGTTCGTGCACGATTGCTGACTGATCGTGCCCCGGTAGGGCTGATTGAGGCTGTTGCCGATCAAGTCACTGGCCGTGAGATCCCCTTGCCCGCCCGCCGTGTAGGTCACGTCGATGGCGTTGCCGTTCACAATCGCGTTCGTCAACGCCAAGTCCACACGATTGTCTCCCGTGCGAGTGGTGGCCGTGACCGCGTTAGCCGCGCCGGCTTTGCGAGTCGTAAACCCTCCAGTATCCGCGTTGCTCGAGGGGAGCAGCGGTGGACTGACATTGTTCTCAAATGAGACGCGCATGACTGAGGCATCCCCGTTTTCCACCACACAACTCGAAAACTCAGCCATTTCAAACGGGCCGATGTCAGGGGCGCTTCCGTTTTTGGCAAAGCCGCCCGCCACCGTCGTCCCCACATTGAGGCATGAGCCTCCCGCCTTGTGCGTGAAGTCACTGGTGGAGGTGGTGCAATCAGTGATGGCCGCAATGGTGATCTTGCTCGAGCCGCAGGTTTCTCCTGCAGTACAGGCGTTGTGCGTGTTGGCCGTGGCCGTGCCACCCCCTGAAGAGGTGTCAAGGAAAATCTCGGTGCCCCCGTTGGCGATTACGATGTTGTTCTGAATTGTCGCACTCGTTCCAGCCCCGAACAGCCCCATGTGGATGCCGTGTTGCGAGTTGTTGTAAATTATGTTGTGGACGATTTTCGGCCGAATACACCCGGTGCCCCCTTCGGGGTAGCCGCACTTAATGGCGTTCAGACTGTTCCCGGCAAAAATGTTCCGATAGACTTGATCATCGTTGCCGTCGAGGGTGATCGCGTCCGCGTTGTTGATGAAACGATTGCGCCGGATGATGCACCGATCAGCGTTGTCAGATCCGCTTCGATAGCACTGGACCGCGTTGCCACCCCGGTTGTCGTGAAAGTACGAATACTCGATGATCGCGTCATCACCTTTTTGATAGATGGCGTGTTTCTGGTTCGTGCTCGCACTGCCGAGATTGTCAAATTCGCTCTCGGTCACATACAGGTGGTCGCAGAGGTTTTGGACCCCATCTTGTTGATAGTTGGTGATCCGCACGCGCCGAAAGGTGAGATGGTGGCAGACGGGGCTCAACCCCATCCCGATTCCGTCGTTCGCGGCATTGCTCCCGTTGACCGTGAAGTCCCGAAATTCGACGTAGGAAAACGTGAGATTGCCGAAATACATGAACCCGCCAGAGGCCGTGATGGTGGTCGAACTCATCCCGTCACCTTCCACAACGGTCGGGGCGCCTTCCGTTCCGTTTTTCGCGGTGGTGAGGTTGAACTGGCTGGCTGTCAAGTTGCCGGTAATGTGGATCGTATCGCCCCCGGTAATGCAGTTATTCCACACATAGGCCACGGTCGTCGCATAGGCGCCTGGGTCCGCATCGCCGTCAATCGAGGCACACGATGGCGAGGCCGTGCCGGTCGACTTGACCCAGTATTTGGTCGCGTGAGCGGGGGCTGCCAGAAGGAGGATCGTCAGCGCGCAGAAGAGGCGTAGCATCATTTCAACACCATAGGGTAAGAGGGTTTTCTGCCACCGCTCGCGTTCAACGGGATGATCACATGCCAGAAGTTTCGTGACGTACTGTCCCAGGTGGGGGCAAACGGAGAAACGGTCCCTGTCGTCAGCGTGCCGTCACAATCACCGTTGCAACTCGTGGAATTCCGAACCCGCGCCGTCTCATTCGCGCCCTTCGCATAGTTCGGCCAGGTGGTGGCCGTGAAGAGGTAGGCGACTGCGAGCCCGTTGCTGCCCAGGGTAAAGGCGAGTGAATCGCCCGCCACTGTCGCCGTGCTTTCCGTCTCGGCAATGTTCGCCAGGGTGACAGGGTTGGAGGTGTCCACGCCGCTAAAGGAGCAAATCATGATGTCGGCGGTGCCGTTGCTACTGGTCGCCGTCACGCGCAACGTCTTATTGCCGACTGTGGGATTGGCGAGGCCAAACACCCGTCCGTAGATGTTGCCCACCCCGCCGTTATCGGCTAAGGCGGTCATGGCTTGCGGGGTGCCGGTTTGGTCCCAGGACGCGCCCGTGAAGTTGGTGCCGGCGAGGTTGTCATCCCCGCCCGCAAACACCACGAGGTAATTCGCCCCGGCTGCGACCGTATGCGCGGCCGTGTCGCAGTTCGTGCAGGATGCGGGCTCGGCGTTCGTACACGCATCGAGGGCCACTGCCGCCCACGCGGAGAGCGGGGAGAGAAACAGTCCGAGTGCGAGAAGTAGTGTACGCATTAGTTACTCACGCTCCCTTTGCTATATTTCATGGTGACGCCTAAGACTTTGGCGTTGGCGGCGTTGGCTGAGAAATTGGCCGCATCGACGACATAGCGCCATTGCAACCACGCTTCAGCCGCACACGTCCCGTTCGGGGTGACGGCCGCAGTGGTCGCTTCCTCGATTTCATGCGCGGTGGTGATCGAGACATCTGCGGCCACCGCGGTTCCGTACGTCGAGTTAATGACGTCGGTCGTGCCCGCGCGTCGACACTGGGCCGAGAAGTCCCCCGCGAAGGTGATCGATTCCGTGGTCGCATGGTAGAGACTGAGCGTGAAGGTCACAGTGCCCAAGTCCCAACTCTTCGGCATTCTGATCTTCCCGCTGAAGATCGAAGATCCGCTGTCCGCACAGGAAAACGCCCATGTTTTTTCAGCTGAGTTCAAGGCTTGTTCAGTCGGAGCACCGCAATTCGTCCCGTCTACGGCGATGGCCCCGGCATCCCAGTACGCGACTTCCACCGGCTTCGTGGCCGAACACGTATAGGTCCATGCCGCATTCGGAGAGGCGGCGTCCGGGTCAATGCGGAGGATCCAGCAATCGTTCTCCTCATCGTAGAAGCCACCCGTGAAATTCGTGAGAATGAGTTGTCGGACGTCCGACGCGGTGCAGGGCCGCAGTTGCAGCCCTGTCGTCGCATCTTCGTAAATACACCATTTCAACGTCCCGCCGATTTTGACCGCACTGGCGAGGGACGTGGCGTTATCGGTTTCCGCGCCCGTCGCAATCACTTGATCGAGGGTCGGGGTGGCCCCGCCCCCACTGCCCCCGCCGCCAAAGATGGCGGTGGTCGCGCGGCCGGTCACGGTCACCGTGCAGGAGGAACACGCCGAGATCACCATCCGGACGATCTGGTAGCCGGCGATATTGCATTGCACTTGAGCGGAGGACGAGACACTGACGACGGCGGTCGTGTCATCAGAGGGCACGCACAGCTTGTCGACGAACGTCGTGCCGTTCTGCGACACCCGAAAGGTGACTGTCGCCGTGTTGGTAATCGCCACGGTCACCGCAAGGGTGGTGTATTTATCCACCACCAAATCCGTCCCGTCCCCATCAACGGTCACGGCCGAGTGAAACGTATGGGTCACAAAGCGCGCATCTTCCGCGAAGACAGGCGGGGCCAACGCCATCAGCAACACAAACAGCCCGAGTAATTTTTTCATCCGTCCCTCCTGGTTAAAAACTTCCTACCGTCGACACTCCGTAAACGCGGGATCCGTACTGAGATAGCCCGCCACCCACACGTTCATGTTTTGCGGCTCGTCACTGGCGTTTGATAGTGCCCCGTCCAGCCGCGACCCTGGCGGAAGAATGAACGGGACGGTCGTGTGGATGGATGGGGCTTGCTCCGTCACCGTGATGACCCCCCACAACATGAGGTAGCTGTTTCGATGCGTGCCCCCGTTAAAAATGTTTTTTGAGGCAAAGTGGAAATCGGTCAGCCCCAGCCAATGCCCTTCTGGGACGAGGTACGGGAAGCTGTACCCGTAATTCGCGTACATGGGCTGGTAGGTCAGCGGGGTCTGGAATTGTTGTGTCCACGGCGGAACCGGCGCCACGTTCGCGGTGAATTGCACCAAGTGGCACGCGGCATGGGCGCCGGCCGGCAGCACGAACACAAGGGCGAGAAGGATCGAACGAATCATGTTACCTCTCATACGAAATGTTGACACTCCCTGCATCGAACGCATCAGTCCCGTTCACGGTAGTAATCCGTACCCGGTCAAGCACCGCTGATAACGCTTTCACTCCCGCTGTCGCAATCAAGCTGGCCGAATTCGAGAGCCCGATGTTCCCGTGCGCGGCCCACAAAAACGTCGCCGCGTTCATGAGCGTCAACACGATGGCCCCGTGCAGGATGTTTGCTGCCGCTGCCGAGTTGATCCCAAAACCGGTTGTGAAATTCGAGACGGCCACCGCCGATCCGTCGTCTAAGGCCGTGGACGACCCTAAATAGCCAGTCGGTTCAATGCCCCCGACATCTCCGATTTGGATGAGCGGTTTACTGGTGCCGTTGGTCGACACCCCGGAGAACATGATCGTGATGCGTTTCACATCGGCCGGGATGCTGGTGAAGTCGATCGCCACGCCCGAGGTGGACGCTTGTAAGGTGCCAATCTTTTTCGCGCCGACGTTCTCAGGTTTGACTTTCTTCGCGGTCGATGCGCTGGCATCATAGGTCATGAGAAAATCCGCAGCCGGATCCGGGGTGGTGTCCTCCGTTAGCGCGTTCGTCCCTTGGCCGAGGATTTCTACGACGGTCGTCCTCCCGCCCGTGTCTTGATCCACGTCCCGGTAGGGGATTTGATCACCGCTCGCCAACGCCGCCCCGTGGTCACTCAACCCAGCTCCGACCAACGTGTTGACGAACGTGTCGCCATCCGGATCGTCCAGGAGCGTTTCAGTAAACGCGGTGGTAATAGAGGTATCCGTGGGCGCACCCAGGACGGTCGGTTGCCCATCTGAATCGAACCCGAGATATTTGCTCGCCCGATCCACCGCCATCGGCAGATCATCCATCTCGTCCACGTCCCAGTCCGGGGCTCGGAGCGAGCGGTTGATCCGATCATTCGCGCGCTGCGCCAAAAATGTTTGGTAATCGAGCGCGGCTTCCACTTCTTCGACGGGGAGGCTGTCATCTTCCACCAGATCCAGTTCTTGGACGAACGAAGGTTCGCGGAAGACCACCATCGTGATCGTGCTCGCCCAGGCGCCGTCCACGATCGTGATCGTGCCGCCGTTGGGGTAATGGCCCCGGTCATCCTCTGTGCCACTCCACGTCCAGCCCGAGGTGATCGCGAGACTCGTCTCTTCCCCCGTCGCCGTGACCACGGAGACGACATCCAGATCGTCCGTGCTATGGATCGGCCAGGGCACCGCAATCGTGTCCGTGCTCCCGTTGCCGACTTGGGTGATCCGACAATCTTCGTTTGAGATGGTCATTTCGTCGCCTCCTTGATCTGTCGAAGGGCGTCGTTCCCGGCTTGAGCCACCTCGATCATGCGGAAATACAGGGTGTCGATCAGTTGTCGTTTGTCATCGCGGGACATCTCCGGGTTCTTGTGGATCAACCGGATCATCTGAGAATGCTGGGTCAAGACTTCGCGCATATCGGCCAGATCCGCCATCGCTGCCGGATCAAAGGCCATCGCCCGTTGCACCGCGTCCGCATCCCCTTCTTTGGCCTTCGCCATCACCGTCTCGAACACCCTGTGGTGCGCGTAGTATTCGGTATAGAAACTTTGAATCGACTGAGCACTCGCGGACGGATAGCGCACGGCAAAGGCTTTGATGACCGGAAGATCGGCTAACGTGTTCGCTGGCAGCACGGGATCAGGCAGCGCCCCCGCTTCCCGTAAGGCTTTATCGGCTACCTGTAAGGCGTACATCCCCAGACCACCCGTCCACGCCCGAAGATAATTCTCGAGCAACGCCGGGGTGGTGAGGGCTCTGGCAGTGCCACCGATCAGGGACTTCTCGTCTGAGATGGCCCGTTCGGTCATGCCGGGGAAGGCGCTGAACATCCTGCCAAGCGCCTTGGCTGCTTCAGTGGTGTATTCACTGTATTGATATTCCGGCAGGAGTTTTTCTGCACTAGCCGACACTAAGGGTGTGCCGGTAAAAAGAGAGCGGTTCGAAAATTGTTCGACCACCGGGGTCGCGACGTTCGGGACCATGTTCGGCAGAAACGCATCCATCAGCGCGTTCTCGAAATCCTTAAAGGCTTTGGGGTTATCGTTGAAAAACGCATCCAGCGATCGCTCGGGGAGCGTGCCAAAGATCAAGCCGATTTCGAACGGCTTCGGGATCCGGAAGATGTGGTCCTTCGTCATCACGATCCAGAACAAGTCTTTCTGCCACTGCGGAACTTCTTTGTACCGAGGATCGTCGTGGTTCGCGTACCACAAGAGAATCGAGGGCAACGTAACGGCCGCGCCGATCTTGGCTGACGTCCCCACGGGGTTCTCGCCAAAGGCTCTGACAATGCGATCCACGCCTTGGATTTGAGCATTGAAGAATGCGCTGATCATATTCACGGCGCGAGTCTTGGCGCCGATGCGTGAGAAGTCGAGGGTCACTTCGCGGGAGGCCATTGCCCCCTCTTGCAACGCGCCTTTATCCACCCGATCGCCCACCACCCGCTTGAACTCGCCTAACCGGGTCGCGTTCTCGGTCAACTCGGAGACGATCCGCAGCATTTCCACCGGGGTCGTGACGACGTTCCACGCCTTGTCCATCAGCCCGGTTTCTTTGGACAGATCGAAAATGTGTTGCTGCAAATACTGACGATCAACAGATACCATCGCCGCGTTTGCCCCGCCGGATTTCAGCCAGTTTCCGTAGGCTTCGTCTTTCTTCGCCAGGGACAGGGCCCCACGCACGAAATCGAAGATGGGGTAATACCCGCCTTTGGAGAGAATGAACGCGGACAACTGATCGCGAATGGAGTTGCGCGCGATGAAGTCGGGAGACAGGATCGACCCGGCTCGCAGCATCTTCGTCGGCACAGACAAGACCTTCATCAGAATGTTCGCGGTTTCCACATCGGTCGCTTTGAACGCGGCTGCGACATCCGGATCCAGTTCCCACACCGAGCGTTTGCCATCGATCCACACCGCGATCTCGTTCGGTTTCAACGGTTCACGGAAGGTCCGGAAGATCGTGGCCGCTTCGTTGGGCAACCGAATGTCCAACTCGGGGATGTATTCGGTCTTTTCAATTTCCTTGACGATCTTCTCCACCGTGTGCTCGATCCGAGTCGTGCCCCCACCGGTTCCGCCTTTGTTCCCCTCGATCACTCGAGCCAACATCTGATCGGCTTCACCCTTGCTGAACCCGCGTGCGGAGAGGGCTTCCTTGACCCGATCGGTGACCATCCGGAGGGCTTTGGATTGTTGCTCGGGCGTCTCGCCCGCCCCGCCCGTATGCGTCGTGCTGGTGTGCTCTTTCGTTTTCGACTCAGTGACCGTGCGCGATTGCGCCTTGTGGATCGTCAAGAACTCATCGAACACCTTGCGAATTTCGTCTTCCTTGAGGTTGATCGGCCGTTGCTTGGGCGGTACCTTGACCGCAAACTCCTCGGGATGCCCCGACTTGTTCGCCATCTCGAGAAACGCTTTGCCCACGGCGTTCCTCTCGGCAATCGCGAGGTACGTGTACGTGTTCTTGATGATCGACTCGATCGGGTCCACGATCTGCCGCTGCGAGCCCTTAATGCCTTTAATCGGATTCTCCACCGACATCCCACGGCCAGGGCCGCGCGAAGCCTCTGGGTCCATGACCCGGAAAAACGGGACGTATTTTTTGTTCGCGTCAAGCATCGCCTCATACGTTTCGGAGGAGAGCATGCCCGCGTCTTTCAAATACTTCGTCAGCTTGTTTTGAAACTCGACCATTTCGGCGGCAACCTTGGCGTATTTCCCTTTGCCTTCTTTCACCGCAGCGATCGCCGTCTCGGGGTCCACCCCACTCTCGATCCCTCGGCCGTGGAGTTCCACCGCACGATCGGCCACCATGTAGGCCCGCAGTCCATCGAGGTCTTGCTTGACCGGTTCCACGATCGCCTTCAACGACTTGCCGATGTTCTCGTAGGTCTTGAAATCAAACGGCGCGATCTCGAGAAAGTGATCGGCTTTGCCAAACGTCCCGCGCGCCGTGCGTGCGAGTTGATAGGGATCTTCCGACGTCTTCAGATCGACTTTGGATTCTTTGACCGCTTCCCGAATCGGGTTGAGATCATCGATCGTCTGGGTGTACAGCTTTTGCCACGTCAGCTTTTCGGGCTGGCTCTCACCCACGCTGATCTTCTTGGCGACTTCCTTGAGAGCCGTTCCCCCGTACGCCGTGGGGATTTCTACATTGTCTGAGGCGAGGTCTTGCGCGATCGTCGGGTCTTTCTGTATGTCCGACGCCACGTCTTCGGGCTTGACCCCTGTCTCGGCGTAGATGTTCCGGAGCTTCCCTGCGATCTTCCCGGCGCCTTTGACGAACCCTAGCGCGATCGCCGTGTCGACGAAATCCTGGGGCTCGGGCATCTGCCCCTCGAGAGCTTTCCCTACGGTCACCATCGTGGTGACTTCACTGCCCAGCGTGAGCGCGTTCTTGACCGTCTGTGAGGGGATCGGCGCTGCGCCTACCGCTTTGCCCACTGCACCGGTCGCGGCTCCAGTGATCCACCCTTTGGCGGTATCAATGAACGCCCCGGAGAAGCGATCCCAGAAATCTTGCCACCCGTCGACTTCGCCCTTCTCGTATTTGTCCATGAGGATCTTCCGCATCCCGGCCGGCAGTGCGAATGCGCCCGCTGTTCCGGTGATCGGGTTCGACCCACCCGCCATGAATCCACCCACCATTGCGGGCACATCCCCGGCGAGCCCTGCGACGTTCGCCGCGATCCGTGAGGCCATCGACGCATCTTCCGTAAGGGCGACATCCGGACCTTTGCCCCGTGTCACCAACCCCGTGACCGATTGCTGCCAGCCCGCTTTCCACGCCTCTTCAAGACTGGTGACCGGCTTCGGTTGCCCTGCCTCCCCCTCTGGGGCGGTCGCCTTCGTCAACGTCTCGTTGATGTGGTCTTTGACCGGCTTGTCGTCAAACGGGGGCTTGCCGAAATAGCTGTCCACCTCGCCCACGGAGAACCCGGCTTCCATGAGTTCTTTGCGACGGCCAACGGCCCAGTCTCCGACTTCTTGGTCAGAGAACCCAGCTTTCCTCAGTTGTTCGGCTTCCTGTACCCCGTTCATTTACCCATCCGTTCCAAATACTGCGCGGGCGTCTCGCCTGGTTTCCGTTGCTTGTCGCTCGGCACGCCACCGGTCGCCGGTTCCACCTTGCTCGGGGCCGCGCGCAACGATTCTGAAAAATCTCGGATTGACTCGAGCATGTGCTTCTGAAAGGGCTTGATCCGCTCGGGCTTCCCGAGATAGTCGTTCGAGTTCGGGTCAAAGAGGCTGTACACATCCTTCCCCTCTTTGCGAAACTCCTCGATCTTGCGGTCGACCATCTGCCCGTACGCATACACATTCGCCGGCCCCGTGCGATCCATCTTCCCCATCATCGGGTTCGAATGATCCATCTGCGGGGTCATCGCGTGGATGAGCTTGTCTTTCGTCTGCCCCAGCTTTTGGCCTTCCGGGGTCCGGGCATCGTCGAATTCCTTAATGAGATTTTTGAAATCGGTGAACGTCAACTTCTGTTGATCGAACGCCTGATAGATCGGCAGATTGTCCACGAGCTTTTCTCTCGAGCCATCTGGCGCGTGAATCCGGCGCACCAACTCGCGCATCGTCGACGGGTTCGTGTGGACCGGCTTGTACGGATCTTCTTTGGCCCACGCATGGATCAGCGACAACAGCGTCTTGCTTTTATCGGGATCAAACGTATGCAGGTTCGACTCCAACACGTCGCCGGCCGTCAGCATCGGATTGTTCTTGGGGTCGTCCATGTGCGCCCCAAGTTTCTCGATCAACCCCACTTCGGACTCCCGAGCCGCACGTACACGGGCGCGATTCTCCTGTGCCTCAATCCGCGCGGCATCGGCTTCCAACGCCAGAATTTCCGTGCGGGCTTTGGACTTCAAATCGTCGAGCTTGTTCACCGGAATATCGCGAGCGATCCACCCGTATTGCTGGTCTTGCGCCAACGCTGGGTCGTTCAGCACGTCCAGCATGACGTGGGGATGCTTTTTCACATGCCCCTCGGCTGCGGACCACGCCAGCTTTTCGGTCGCTTCCAACGCCAGTTTTTCCCGCTCAATGGCCGGGATCTTGCTGTACTTCCCATGCGGATCGCGCAAGATGCCGAGCACTTCATCTTTCCGGACTTCGTAGAACGCCGGATGGTTGTTCAAAAACCCGCCGACGCCATTGACCATTTCCGTGTGCGCGATTACGGCCGCTTTGCCCTGCAGATCCGAATCGGCCTTCAACGAGTGCTGAATCATCTCTGCAGAGAGACGTTCAGCCCCAGTGCGAAACGCTTGATTGCCCGCTTGGGTTGAGAAGCGTTGTTCGCCTTCCTGGTTGTAGCCGATGTTATCCAGCCGGCCTTTGATGACCCCTTGGAACGTCTCGGCCAACGGTGCATCACCCGGCTTCCACTTTTTATAGGCCGCGTCCAGTTCGGTACTGAGTTCGCTGGTCAACCGCAGCAATTCCGTCTGGGCGTCGGTCACTTCCTGCCGGGACTTATTCGCCAGCATGAACCGCTGAATCTGGCCGGCGTCGGAGCCCAGTTGTTGGACCGCGTTCCCGAGATTGACCATCCCCGTCCCACCGAAATCAGACGGGTTCGCCGTCCGACTGGGGAAGTCGCCTTGACTCGAAATCTGTTGTTCGTACCCTCGAATTCGTGGCATCGGTTTAGTCCAAGTTGTAGAGCGCCCCGCCGCTCCCATAGCTCTGCGTCAACGGACGCTGAGAGGCGGCATAGGTCGAGCCCGCCCGTCCTGCCCCAGTTAAGAGATACGACGCGGCGTTGAGCGGCCCTTGATCGCCCGCCACTTCTGCCCCGTGCCGGTTCAACATCGCGTCGTTGTAATAGCCGGTCGCTTTCAATTTGCCCCGGTAGTTGATCGTCGCCACATCCAGCGCCACTTGTGTTTCGCTTGCGCGTAAGACGTCCAAGGGACTGCCTTCATCCGTCGCCACCCCAGAAGCCCCATAGCCCGCAATCAACGAGCCAGCCGCACGCACGCCGTCACGGTGTACCCGCTCGGCATCAGCCTTGGCTTGATCCATCGACACGATCGCCGCGCGTTCGTTCATCCGGGCGTTGTACATGCCCGCTGCCTTGGCTGCATTCGCTTGCTGCATCGCGCCCACCGCACTTACGGCAGCACCCGCCAGCATCATGAAGCTAATTGGTTCAGCCATTGGGTAACTCGATCCTCACCATCATCAGTTGCGTCGAGCCGTCCGGAGCGTACGCCAGCATGTTCGACTCATGGACAAACCCCAGGTGCATCGCCCACCGCACGGCTTCGGGATTGCGCCCATCGACCACGCACTCGAGACGTGCCACCCGGTACCCGTCGATGAATTTCTTGACCGCTTTGTGAATCGTCTTTTTGTATTGCGCCATCAGCGGTGAGAGCATCGACCAGACTTGCGCGCGACCGTCCCAGAATTTGCAGATGCCCGCACAGGCGATCACGTCTTTGCCAGCGAAGGCGGTAAAACAGGGCCCCGCATACATGAGCGACGAACCGTGTGAGCGCGTGAGCAAGTGCGCCACATGCTGTTGCGAGTCCTGCAAGGCGAGCCAGGTCAAATGCCACGGCTCGAACTTTACGATGTCTACCGGTCTTGGGTGACCAGCGACGGCATGATCGCCACCACGGTCCCGGCCAACGGTTTGTTGAAACGCCAACATACGCGGTTCTCCGTCGTGTAATTGCCTTCCCAGTGTGTCTCTTTGTCGCCTGTAAACAACGGCACAGGGGCGCTCGTCGGATCGCCGCCCGTCCGAAACGTCAACCGGTGTAATTTGTCAAAACTCGGACCAACTGACATCCCACCCGTGTCGTACAACCGAAACGTCATGCGGTTCGTCCGCTGCAGTTTCCCTTGCGCGGTGCCGGTCGCAGAGCCCGTATCCGAAATGAGCGTTTGACCATCGCTGTTGTAGGTGTAGCCCACATGGACAACGGAGGCTTCCCGCTCGAGCGTAATTGATCCCGTCGCACTCACGACACAATCCGGATGGATCGCGCCGTCCGCTAAGACTTGCACCGTCTCGCCCTTTAAGTGGTACAGCCCCGTGATCGTGGTCGTCGCACTCCCGTCGTACGTCAGCCCGCAATCGAGAAAGAACTGATCGACGGGATCGTTGCCTTGCTCCCAGACGTCCACTAAAAATTCGATCGTGCGCGTCTCGAGGCCGTTGATCCACCGCTTCACCACCACCCAGAGTTCGTCATAGCTCCCATCGGACGACGGAATGACACACGCCGACTCCACCACCGGGTGAACGGTGTGCCCCGCGTTCGACCACCCGCCCAGTTCATGCCGCTGCCACCCGATCACTTTGTCGTCTTTGCTGAACACGCAACTCACGAGGATCCCGTCACGCCGAGGGGCCCAGACGATCGGGAGTTTTTTCTTTTGATAGGCCAGTTCGATCAACCCAGACGCGGCCACCGTGGACTCTCCTGCCTCTGGTTCTGCCGGATCGTAGTTGCCTTTGGTGATATGCTCGGCTAACACCGTCGCATCGGTCGACTGCAAGGTGTTCTCGTAGTACAGATAGTTCAGTTCGCGCACCCGCCGCTCGCCCTTTTCGATGTACAGCAACACCGGCCCCGCTTTGACCGGTTGTGTATCCGCGCTGCCCCAGTCGGAGGATTGACTCGCGTTCACGTTCGTCGGGGTGATGGCTTCTTTCAACGTCGACGCACTCACCAACCACTCCCCTTCGAACGTCCCGACCGCAATCCCGTTCGAGGTCGACTTCATCCACCGCACGGTTTGGACGTCATCGGAATTCAACCGGAAGGCCACGGCATGGCTGTCGGTAATGGTGCCATCTGTCGGGACAGTCGGCGCATGGTTGTCGTAATCGCCCACGCGCGAGCCGTCGATGCGTTCGGGCACGGCGGGGCAGCCCGCGCGATACAGCCGATCGCCATAGAAGGTCGTACAGGCGGGATAGCCAGTCGTGTCGGAATACAGCCCTAACCGCCAAGTGGTTTTGGCATTCGTGTTGACCAACGTGTTGACGACCGTGACAGTTACCACGGTCGTACTCGTACGCCCGGTGATCTGGCAGTACCCCCACGCAGTGCCTTCCGCCATCCGGATCAACCGGCCGATGTCAGTCTCTTGAAACCCCGCCCCATCGTTGATATTGGTGACCGCGCTGGCGGTCAACGTGACCCCGGATCCAGTGGCCGCACTCGGCGTCAAGGTCGTGCCGGTGGGGGGCTCGGGGAGATAGGGCCCGTCGAGAAAGACGGTATCCGTCAACGTCCAACTGGAATCCGAGACGCGCCTGAGTTGCGCTTCGTGATAGTCGGGGTGGCTGATATACATGACGTCGGCCGACTGCGTGAACTTCATCTGAAACAAGTCGGTTTGGCTGTAGCTCGTCGCCAGCACATACACCCGCTTGGCCGAGCCCCCGCTCACATAGGTCGTATAGGTCGAACTGTTGACCGGATCGTTGTTCATATCCGTCAACTCGAACGTGTTGGCCCCGGCGTTCACGTTGTCGATCCGATAGCGCCGGCCGTTGACTTCCGTCATCCCGACGACGCCGCTAATATCGAGTTGGTCATCATTCGCCGGATCAGTCCCGGTATAGGTGACCACGGCGGGATTCGCTTTGGTGATCCCGGTGATCGTGAGCGTCAGATCGTAGACGGGCGCCCGATCCTTCTTGAAGCGGATCGCCCCGTGGCTGAACTCCAAGACAAACGCCGAGACGGTGGAGTATTTGAACTTGACTAAACGTGTGGGGAGCGTGCGGGTCTTCGCTTCATCGCAGAAATAGAACCCCGGCCGGCGCGTCACCGGCCCTTGCAGAAATGGGAGATGATTCTTGAGGACACGACACGAAGACTTATAGCGGTCGAACGTGACTCGGCCCGCGAGCAAGCCCGAGACTTCTCCGGAGTTAAAGTTCTCTTGAATAGGCGAAGCCGAAGGCACTGCTCACCTCTCGCGCCACGTCTCGTCCACCAACTGCCCGGATTGCCGAGCCAGGATCCAGCTATCCACCGGCTCATGTTGCTGCGGCTGTTCAAAGGCGTTCATCTTGCGAGCCACGGCTCTCGCCCTGTCGTACATCCGTTCCAACGACTCTTTCTTCGTGTTCGATTGCGTGATCTCTTCGCAGCAATGCCACGCGATTTTGCACGCGAGCATTTCAATGAAGAGGGGATGATACTTCGTCGGATCTTCAATCAGCGCGTGATAGACCAGTTCGATCTCGTCATCCTCGTTGGTGAGAATCGCGTTATAGCCTTCGTGCAATTCCACCGACCAGTCCAACGAGATGCGCGCGGGTTTCCGGAAGGTCAGACAATCAGGCGGCAGCACAAACGCATAGTCGTAATCGAAGGCGGGCGCCGTCGCGTGCGGCCCGAGGGAGGCCCGCTTTTTCGTGAAATTCCACCGATGCGAGGCGAGTTCGATGCCCAACTGCAAGTCGTAACAGGCGTTAATCGACCGCGCGTTCGGATGATCCTGCGTCAACGAGGTGATGCGTTCAGCCCCGAGCTTTTGCAACGCCAGATTCGCGATTTTGGTTTTACTCACATCGAGCGACATCGATCACCTCAGTAGTGGTAATCCCCGATATGCTTCACCTCGAGCGTCGGCTCACACCACGTCTCAATCCCGACTTTGGCCGCTTGCTCAGAAAACCACCGGTCATCCGTCATCGAGAGCCGGCCGGTCGCATCCCACGTCATCCCGAACCACGGTTGCGGGATCTTCTTGAGGGCTTCGACCTTCACCAACATGCAGCCAAAGCCGATCGAGTGGCAGATAAACGGTTCGTTCGGCATCATGGCGGGGTTCGCAAACTCGATCATGCCGTGGTCCGTGAGCATCGTAACGACCGTCTGCAGCGGCATCTTTCGCATGTTGTACGCGGCCCCAATGATCCCCTTATCGGCTTTCATTAAGGCGCCCAACGCCCCCGGAGGAATCGACATATCGTTGTCCAAGATCCACGCGTAGTCGCAGCCCGCTTCAACCGCTTGCGTACAGCCCAACCACCGGCCATGGCACCCGTAGGTACTCGGGATGTCAGCCATCAGAAATTGCACAGCACTCGAGAGGCTGAACATCTCGGACACCACATCCGGCAGCAACGATCCCTTGACCGTGCCGCCGTGCGGCAAGACCACCATGACGGTTCGAGGTGTCACGCTTTGACCGGGGCAGACTTCGTGAGTTTCACCATCGATTCGATCGTCAACTTGGCCGCGTCCTTCTGCCAGCCGTCGACCAACCACACTTTGTACGTCACCACCGCACCCTTCGGACCCGGTGTCGGGACGATCGCGTGCGTGTCATGCCACTCCACACCCGGAGCTTTCCGCAACAGCCGGCGCAACACCCCTTCTTTCTCGCGTTGCTCAAGATAAATTTGGTGCTCCCGTTCCAACTGTTCTTTTGTCTTGCGGGCTCCGACGATTGCGTCTGCCATCACATCCTCCTGGTTAGAAAAAAGCCCGACCCCACGTCACCGTGAGATCGGGCCCTGTTTGCACTGGCTCGCCATTAGGCGATCGGAGAGGTTTCTTTGGTGATCAGGTAATTCAGAATCGCCTTCACACTACAAATCAACGACGCCTTGTTCTTCGAATACACGGAATCCGAGATCCGTAATTCGATGGCTTCGGACGAAGTGGAAGACCCTTCCGTGACCTGGCTCACTTGCTGTTCTCCAAACACCACGCTGTAAAAACGATCTGCCATGTTCACCTCTAGTAGTGGCTGCGTTTTTACCGCAGCCACTGACAGGGTTGAGGGTTACTGAACGAAGTAGACTTTCACTTGGACGGCGCCGGTCCCGGTCGTGACGTCGGTTGTCACCACGGTCAAGGCCACGTCGTACATGCACTTCGGATCGGCCGAGGCGCCAACCGCTTCCCAGATCCTCTGGCTCTGCTTGGCGATGGTGTTCACCGTCGACTCTCCGATCACGCTCGCCAGCGCGACGGCCGAGGCGCAATCGATGGCTGACACGAAGAAATCTGCGTCTACCACCGCGCCACCGTCTGCGTTCGTCCGATACAAGCCGAGATCGAATTTGCCGGCTGTCTGCGCCCCGCTCTGGAAATGCACATCCACCACGACGGCGCTCGACGGAATCTGTACCAGGCGGATCACTGAGGTGATGCTCAGTGAGGCCGTGACGGAGGCCAGATAGCCCACCGCACACTTGACCACTGCGCCTTCACCCAAACCGGGGTTATTCAGCACCCGAGGAGTGGCTTCCCGGTTCGTGATCGCCGTACTCTTCAGGGTAAGATCAACTGCCATTGGTGCACCTCTTCTGTCTTGACGTTAAGGGTTATGGTCTACGATTTAGGCCCTGTAGCTCTCAATGTTGTAGACCTTGTTCTCTTCGATCCGTGTCGCGCCCACCGTCAAGTAGACGTAGGACTGATACGGTTCACCCTGCAGATCGTTCCGCTTGGAGATCGAGGTCGTCACGTCGTTCCAGATACCGAGGTGCATTCCGCTCTTGCACCACACGGGGACGTCGACTTCGTTGGTACCGGCTGCGGCTGATTCGATCAACTCGCAGTGCACCATCTCGATGCCGAGGAAACGATTGACGCGGCCGTCCTTCAGTACGGGCTTATCCATCCCGTTGAAGTCGGACGAAATCACCTGCATTTCCGTCAAGAGGTTCGCTTCATCCTTGGCGGTGAGGCCGAGGTACACTTGTTCCATGTCGAAATCGACGAACTGTTGGCCCATGATCGACTTGACATCGAGCATCTTCTGGACGTTCAACCGGCTGTTGGCGCCACCGATCGCGACGTCAATTTCGTTGCCGGATGTGAAGGAGGTCGAGGTCGCACCCTGTTCGCCCGTCTTGGCGGTGCCGGTAAAGGCATCGATGATCACGCGATCGATCTTGCGACCGGCCGCGAACACGGCGTTCTGGGTGTACTTGGATTCGGGATCGGTCAACAGACGGAGCTTGTCGAAGGTATCAATCAACTGCGGGAGATCGCTGTCAGAGGGGAACACCCACCGACGATCGACCGACGCATCGACGCGGCCCATCGGATTGAACCGACCGGTCACATCCTGCATTTCGACGGAGCCCATCTGATCGACGGGAGACGCCTGTTTGCCGACATAGCGGCCTTCAGTCACCTTGTCACGCAGTTTGCTCCCCTTGATCTGGAGCAACAGCATGATGTTGGAACTGAAGCTGATAACGTAATGGTTAGGGATATTGAGCGACATAGAAAGCCTCTTTCAGCAACCACAAAAGGGTTAATGACTAGGGCTTTCCTGTCGCCTGAGACAGGGCCCGGTGACCGACTGTTCGGCTCCGGTATGGAGTTCCCGAAGGGAAAACTTGACTCTAGGTTACTCTCCTTAGTTTATCGTGTCAAGGGGATTTCCTAGTTGACATTTCAGACAGTCAAATTTTGTTGACCGCCGACGATCGGGACGGTTTGCTGGGTCGCGTTCAACTGAGCCACCATTGACCCCACCTGGGCAAACTTGTCGGGGCCCATCACTTTGATGATCGCGATAATCCACATGGCGAGATGCGCTTCCACGCGCTGCCCGTTAGGAAGGGTCAACCCCATCATCATGCCGAAATTGTTGTTCATAGCGCCATGCTCCCAGGATACGCGATTGCTTCCAACTGTCGGACCTTCTCGCGCGCTTGCTGACGGACTTGCGGATCCTGGCTTGAAAACATTTCCGCGTGCTCCCGGCTCGTCTGCAGTTCCTTCAGTGCTGCCTTGGCTTGATCCGCCGACATCCCCTTGAACCCGTTGCCGCCACTGGGCTTGAACCCGGCCGGCTTCGAATCCTCGAGCGCCACCTTGGACCCGATCTTGTGCAAGAGTTCCATCGTGCGCTTCGGGCCGAGTTCGTTCTTGAACGCATCAAGTTCCTTCTGGCCCAGATCCAACGCTTCAGCCGCGCGGTTGACCGACTCCAAGTTTTCCTCGTAGCTGTCTTTCCACGCGGTCTTGAGTTCCGCAATCTCGGCGGCATTGCGCGTTTCCGTCTTCTGCGTATGCGCCTCCTGCAGCCCTTTCACATGCGCGTTCCACTTCTCCGAGATCACGTTGACTTGATTCTGCGAGAGCCCCGCTTCGTGGAAAATCGGCTTGAACGCATTCGCCAGTTCACCCTTGTCACCCTCGGGCAACTTGATTTGGTAGTCGTTCGCCGTCTTCGGCCGGCCGAGCTTGTCGTACACGGGGCCCCACTCTTTGGGATCCCCACTCTTCGGAATCTTGACCACCGAGTTCAGATCCCCGGTCAGCTTTTCCAGATTCCGATACGACGTAAACTGATCATTCGGAGTCTTCCAACCACGTTCTTTTATTGTGACCAGGGCGTTATCGTCATACCCGATGGCTTTCCAGTGATTATCCCCCCAGGCTTGGCCCGCTTCCGGAAAGGAGACGCCGGAAGCTGGAGGAGTGCTGCCAGTAGCAGGAGGAGTCCCACCAGCGGGAGCACCACCAGCACCATCACCACCGGAAGGCACACCGTCTGGACTAAGGAATAGACCTCTTCGCATCGCTTACGCTCCTTGGTTGGGTGGGAGTTGCTTATTGCCATAGATGGCCCAGAGTTGATCGTCGCTTAATCGGAGATGATGCTGGATTCTCAACCACACCTCCCGGCGCCCCACGAGGACGTCCGAGAGCCGGGGATCTTCGAGATACGTTGACTCGTTCGCACGACAAAATTTTGCCAGGTCTTCGAGGACCATACGGCCAGATTCCGTCTGGGGATCGAGGGCCCGGAGATAGGCCAGTTGGCGAAGTTTGAGAAAGCCACGGGCTTTTTCGTACCAGTTGACGACTGTCTCGGTAGCGGTCACTTGGGTTTGGGTAGCACGGTTTTAGCTAAGGCTGACGCGGCCGGCGCCATCTCTGCCATCTGCTGTTGCTGGGCGGCTTGCGCGCGTTGCTCCCGCTTCGCGGCGACTTTGGCTTCACTCGCCATCCACCGCGTCGGGACCGCTTGGATGTCGGCCAACTCGGGAATCGCGACGTCCATATCGAACCGATCCAGTGGAGTCACATCGCCCGTCAGTTGCACATAGTTCGTGGTGTATTCCATCGTCCGCAAAAATCCCGCTGCATGTTCAGCCCTTGCCATTCGAGACAAGGGTGAGTCGTACCGCACCGTGTATTCCCCTTTGGCTTCGAGGAGAGCGGGGGGCATTGGTGGGACGAGTTTCTGTCTGACGAGAAGATCAATTTCACGATCGATCATTGGCCCAAGCGATTCACTTTGCTGACGTCCCATCGTCGGAGAGAGGAGGGCGCCTTTCTCTCGGGCGCGTTCAATGACCTCTGTGGCTGTCATTTGTGGCGATTCGACCAAAATTTGAAATAAGGTGACCAAAAACCAGTCGTTAATAACGTGTTGCTCAATAGCCATGAGCTTGTCGCCAATGGCAATGTTTCCCGTGGGCAGCGTGTGGACTAAGGGTTTGCCATCGGCACTCACGCCACCGGGATTGATCGCGCCCGGACGCATGGAGAAGGTGTCGACGATCCCGTCATCATGCGCGAGGAGCACGGGATCCACTGTGCGGTGCCCTTGTTTCAGCACCGTCTTTTTCATTTCGTTGAGGGTCTTGATCGAGGGGAGCGCGAACATGGCAGGAGAACGGCCGTAAGTTTCTCCGGGTGTGGTGACGTACCGGGAAATTGAATACGGATTAGTATGGTAGCCCCCTTCTTCAACGGTACATTTTCCGGTAAGCGACACGTAACAGCTATAGAACTCCATCCCGTCGTAATCGAGCCGTTGAGGATCATAGCGGGCGGCATCACGCGGGGCCACTTTGTGAATAAACCAGTGCTCTTTCGTGTGCGCGTCGGGCTTTTGGCTTTCGGCAACGAACACCTCCGGGAGATTGTCGAGTCCGAATCGCTCGACCGCTTGCTCAGTGGTGAAGGGGAATCGACGATACACTCGGTCGATGATCCCCTGATGGTTCTCAAAGAAGTACATCTGCCCAAGGTGACAGGCCGCATAGCGCAACCCTTTCTCGCCCTTCATCCCCTGCAACGCATCCGTGTAGATCGAGCCCGTGCCGAACGCGCCCAGCATCATGTAATCTTCGTGCTTTTGACTGGCGAAGTTCGCTTTGGGGGCGTAGCGGTGACGGAAGAGGGCGCGCGTTAATTCATCGAACCAGAGCCGGGTCGCGCGATCTTTGAGGAGGTAATCGTCGCTCGGTACCGCTTGATGCCACGTCGAATTGCGGGGAGTAAGCATAGACTCCATAGCGGCAGCAAAACGAGTGAGAGCGAGAGCAGCAGTGGAATCGACCATTTCATGCGTGTTCTGTTCTCCTTTGGTCAGCGAGGTTCTATTCTGCGCGCCGAAGTGGTTGGCGTAATTCGGGAGCACGCGAAGGGCGATCTGTTCCCAGTTGGCTTCCAAGTGCCCACGGATCCCGGCCGCAGACTCTTGTTCCTTGATCACCTTCAGTGCGTTTTCATCGGAATCTTTTTTCGGCATCTTACCGGTACCTATGCACCACCAGGGGCCATGACGTCAGCTTGTCCATCCCATCGGGCGCCGGATCACATCGACACTCGACCGTCAACGTGTGGTCGTCTTCATCGATCTCGCCGTCATCGTCCACCGGGCATACATGAATCGCGGATCGCTTCTTGAAGATCGCCCATTTCATCGTTCATGGGTGCCACAAACAGTTGCACACCATCTGCGTGTACACCACCGCAACAACGATCCAAAACAAAGGCCACATCACAATCCTGTCAAATACGTTTGCGCGTTGGCTTGCGCCGTGCGTTGCGCTTTGGGATCCGTCAAAAATGTAGAGGCACGTCCTTGACGTAGCCTCTCGTTTTTCATTGCGGCTTCGGTTTTCGCGGCCACGTCCGCATCATTGATCGTAGGCGCCACCGGAGCCGCCTGAGGAATCGACGGCATTTTAGGATTGAACATGGCAGCCATTACAGCGATGTCCCCGAGAGGGCAGTCGAAGATTCAGTAAGGTAGTCAGTCGCTCGGCGTTTACGCGCGCTGCCTCCAAGAGTCGCTGCAACGCGACCGGCTGATTCTCGGGCTCGTCCTCGAGCCTTCTCTTCGTCAAAGTCTTTGAAGAATTGTGCACGTTCTTCCTCCCGCTTTTTCTGCGCGTCTTG